ATGTATAGAGTTTCACATAATGTTTTACGAGTGATTATGGCAATAATGCCTTTTTTCACTCTAACGTTTGCTCTTGCATTAGCTAGGCAGTATGAAGTTATAAATAAAAAGAAAGAAAATTTTAAACAAAGCTTATTTTGTAGAAGTTATATTTTAAGTCCATTGATTATAGCATATTTTGCTTTATCATTATATTGTATGGCATATTATTCTACTAGTTTTGTTTTAGGAGTTAATGGCTTGGCAATTTTGTTTGTTTTGCTATGTTGGGCTTATTATTATTTATGCGCTGCAAGTTATATTTATATATATACTTTAGAGTATAATTATGCCAATTTTAAAAGAAAGGCATTTGAAAAAGCTCATAGTGTTAAACAATTTGTCAAAAAGAATTATATAAGTTTTTCATTAATAACTGTGTTTATCACATTTATATATTATCATAGGAAAGCAATAAATAGATTCTTTGGATTTAATGATCAAGGCAGTTATTTTTCAAGTGAAAACATTCCTGAAAATGAAGAAGATGAGCACAATCCAGTGCAATCTAAATCTTATAAGGATGAAGCTCGCAAGGAGATACCAATAAGACCTTATGAAATTCCTATTGAAGAATTAGAACCATTCTATACTGAGGAAGATAGGCAAATCATTCCTGATTTGTGGAGAAAGAACCCAAATCCAGTGATTTTATCACATTTGGATTATAGTGGCCCCACAATGCCTCAATTAGAGCACAGATTAGGAAAGTCATGGTTGGCTTTCGTGGAATTTATGGGCGAAAATAAGCAACTTAAAAATAGATGCAATATAATGCATTTAGAAAAAGGATTATGGATTGCCCCATTCCACATTGTGTCTCAAAACTATCCTTATATTAGAATTATAACAAATGATCCTAACATGATAAGTGATAATCACACATGTAGAATTAATACTCTTTCCTACAAGAGAGTCGATCAAAATAGCGATATTGCAATTTTGTATTTGCCCGGGGATTGCCCGCGCACTAGCAGTATGCGCTATATACCAGATGTTTGCCCCACTGTGAGTAGTGCAAGGTTGATTTATCGAGATAATAACGCTGATATAATATCAGGTTGTTGTTCTTATTTACACTTTGGGAATCATAAACAAACATTTAAAGGTATTCAATATGGCTCTTGCCCATCAGCATTTTATGAATGGGAGCATGTAACATTTAAAGGTTTGTGTGGAGCCATTTTATTGGCAAATTCTAAATATCCATGCATTTTAGGTATGCACATAGCTGGAAAAGACAATAAGAAAAGTGGTTGCAGTGTTTTACTAAATTCCAATGTGCT